AAATGCGTACTATACAGCGTGAAGCTATGAGTTGGTGTCTGGCTAATAATATTAAGATTTATGTTGAGCCAACGTCTAAAGGTAGAAAACCATTGGTTAAAATAATAGTAAATAACAAAGGAAATATCTCAATTGGAATAAAAGAATATATACAAGACAAGAATGTAAGTGAAATTATTAATAGTTTATATTTACATCTTTATAATAAGTTAAATTAGTTTTCATATTTAATTTGAAGCTTAGTCCAAAAAGGGCTGTGTACAACAACACAGCTCTTTTTTTGTTTATATAAAAAGAATTAAGATGAAATTAAAGACTTTAAGAGATGTTACCTTGCAAAGCTATCAAACTTTACAGAAAGTCGCTAATCCGAGCGATAAAGACGTTTTAAAGACGTTATTTAAGTATTCAGACAAAGAGCTAAGGGAAATGAAACAAACTGAGTTGGATAAAATACTTTCTCATCTCAACTCTCAATTTAACGAAGAGCCTGAATTATGTAGTATTCTACAAATTAAGAATATAGATTTTGGCTTCATTCCTAATTTTGATGATATCACTTACGGCGAAAATACAGATGTAAGCAATTACATTAATAAATGGGAAACAATGCATAAAGCAATGGCTGTTTTATATAGACCTATTATTCATAAGCAAGGAGATAGATATACTATTGCTAAATATAATGGTACAGATGAATTTGCAGAGTTAATGAAAGAAGCTCCGTTAGATGTCGTATTGAGTATGATTGTTTTTTTTTACAATTTAACGAAAGACTTGTTGAAAGTTATCCCGAGTTATTTGCAGAAGACGACACTGACGCCAGAAGTTCTATCTCTGTATTCGGAAGAAAATGGGGAAGGTATAACGAAATCTTTACACTTGCTCAAGGTGATTTGCGAAGATTTGAGACTATTACCGACCTATCCCTCTTTAAATGTTTAACCTATCTGGCGTATATGAAAGAACAATCAGAGGCTGAAAGAACTTATATGAATAATAAATTAAAGAAATAAATGCAAGGATTTTACAATGTAACCGAAAAGATACAAGAGGCACTCCAAGATGAGCCATTTGTAAATACAGTAACCTATGGAGATATATTTGAAGTAGATTTAAACAAACAAACGATATTTCCTTTATCTCATTTCATGGTATCTAATGCCACGTTAGATGGTAATATATGGCAAATTGATTTTGATTTATTATGTATGGATGTAGTTGATGAAACAAAAGCCTATCCAACAGCTACTACTAATCCAAAAAGAGAGAACGAAAACTTTAGAGGTTTAAACAACGAACAAGATGTTTTAAACACTCAACTAGCAGTAGCAAATAGAGTACTGGAGTTATTAAGACGAGGAGATTTATATTCCGACTTATATCAATTAATTGGTCAACCCTCATGTCAACCATTTATGGATAGATTTGAAAACAAATTAGCAGGTTGGACAGTTAGTTTCTCAGTTAATATTGTAAATGATATGACAATATGCTAAACAACAAACAAAATGGCTAGGAGTATAAGTGATGAGTTAAGATTATTTGCAGCAAAGGTTGTTCGTGATGCTAGAACTAATACAAAAAATTATTTTCCTAAAGGTACAGGCTCATTAGGTCAGAGTTTAACCTTTGGGGTAAATGAAACTAAAGATGTTACCTCATTAATCTTCTGGATGAATGAGTATGGGATTTATGTTGATGCAGGAGTTTTTGGAGCAATGCGTTCCTCTACCGAGAAAATGAAATGGGCAGTAAAAAAAATTAGACAAAAAGGTAGAGATTCCGATTCTGTTTTTTATACTGAAACTAAAAAAAGATTCAGTTATCAAAATGTAGCTCCTAATATAAAAAGCTTAATACCATACATAAAGAAAAACAATATTAGATTCCGAAACCCAAAAGGAAAAGGAGGAGGACAATATCGAAAAGGAGGAGTAAATACTATTGCTTATTGGATGGCTCAAAGAATATATGCTCAAGGGTTTGCGCCTACATTGTTTTTTACAAGACCTTTTTTACAATACTTTGGCGACCTGTCTGAGAAGATGTCCACAAGTTATGCATCACAAATAGAAGAAATATTAAAACAAAAACTAGAAAAGAATGGCAAAAATTAATGTACGAAGTCCTTACTTTGTAAACCTATCCACAGTAAACTTAACAAGTGCAACATTAGAAATCGTAATTTATGGAGGTTCTGCGAATTCAGTATGGGCAGGCAGTCCGCAATATACATTAGAAGCCACAGCAATAGATGCTAAAATAAGCTTTGAGATTAGCGAATTAATAAAAGACTATATCCCCGCATTATATACAGACGGAAACGATTATTATACGTCTTACTATGTTGATTATCAAGTAACAGAATCAATATCATCTGTTCCTCAGTCGCCTACTCAGGTATTTGGTTTGAGGGCGTTTTATGGTTATGGATATTTTCCTGAGGGAAGTAACCCTCAGTTAGATGTTATGACTTTACAATCCAATACTACTGTTATTAAAAATGCAGATGCTACCGTTACCATTCCAATTGATAATGAAAACATAACTACTTTCAAATATTTACTTAACTCAGTAGTGGTTTATACGTATAGCTATGCAGCAGGATTAAAGATACAAGACCAAATCGTTTATGTAACCAACGAAACTCTTGGTGTTCCTTATGATGTTGATGAAGCCGAAATTACTGATGGTGTTGATACTACAACTATAACAATTCGTGAACAAGAAGAATGCTTATACACTCCTTATAAATTAACCTTTATTAATAAGTTTGGAGCATACCAAGAAATATGGTTCTTTAAGAATTCTCAGCTTTCGATGCGTAATACTCAAAAACAATATAAAGCTAATATTTTAGTAGATGGTACATATCGAACCTACGACCCGCAAGTTAAATTATTAACTAAAAATGGAAATGAATCGTTAACATTAAACAGCGACTATTATCCCGAATCGTACAATGAAATATTTAAACAGCTAATGTTAAGCGAGAAAGTGTGGATATATTATGAGAGCCAAACTCTAGGGGTTACTATTAGGACCAGAAATATTGACTATCAAACAATACTTACTGACAAGCTTATAAACTATACTATTGATGTAGAATTTGCTTATGATACAATTAATAACATTAGATAAATGGATATAGCTATATACATAAATGACATTCGTTTAGATGTATTTAAAGACGAAGCTATTACGATAAATGATGTTATTCAAGACATTAAAGATATCAGCAAGGTATTCGTTCCTTACACACAATCCTTTAGCGTTCCTGCTTCGCCTACAAATAGTAAGATATTTAAACATTATTATAACGCTGATATTATAGAAGGATTTGATGCTAGAACTAGAGTGTCTGGAGAAATTAAATTAAATGGTGCAGATTGGAAAACAGGAAAGATACAACTAGTAGGAGTACAATTAAAAAATCAAATTGCTAATAATTATAAGATTATCTTTTATGGAGATACTGCTGACTTAAATGAGATATTTGCACAACAGCAATTAAACTCTTTGTTTCCTTTAAATGCTTATGATATAAGTTCTACTACCACAGACATTCAATATGCTTTTCAAAGTGGCTTAACCTCAACAGGAGTTACTGCTACAACTTTGGCAAATAGAAATGTAGTAGTTCCTTTAATTACTTTACAGAATTACTATCAATATGTTACCTCAGTAATCGCAACTCCTAATTTATGGGATGTTAATTTTTCTGATTTACAAAAAGAATTAAAACCTGCAATTAAAGTTAAAAGAATAATCGAAGCTATTGAAACACAATACGATATTGAATTTAACATGGTAGATGAGGGAAGTATTATTTCTTTCTTTGATTGTGATATGTTTGAAGAATTATACTTGTGGCTACATAGGGAAAAAACTGCTTATACTGACCCCTCAGATGCAACAAAGTATTATGGCATTAATTATAATCTCAGAGCTATAAAACTAACCTTTGCCGACTATACTTATATTGGAGGAAGTGGTGATGTCTTAACAGGCAACACCTTAGTTGTACCCGAAGGCGAATCTTATTCATTACGATTTAGATTTATTATGTCTGGAGCAGGAACTGTAGGAACACCTATTGAATTAATTGTAAGAGATAAAAATACAAATGAATTATTATTTAGTAAGAAAACTTTAACTATTGCCAACCCCAATCCTACTAGTATTACCATAACAGGTTTAACTAGTGGCACACTTACCGAACGTATATATGATTTAGAAATACGATTTAATAATGACACAGGCGTTCCTATTCCGTTTATTGCTCAGAGTACTTATCCTAGTGCCTTTGGTTTAGAAATAGATAAAACAGTAGCAGCAGTAACGACACAACATTTTTACGGGAATTCGGCTTTTACTATGGCGGCACAAGTTTACATACAAGACTACTTACCTAAGATGAAAATAATTGATTTTCTATCTGGTCTTTTTAAAACTTTTAATTTAACAGCTTATACTTTGCCAGGCTCTAGTAAAATCTATATTCAAACATGGGATGATTACATGACGCAAGGCACAACACGAGATATAACAAAATATATAGATGTTAGCAAGAAGACGGTAAACAGACCTCTTCCTTATTCTCAAATAGATTTTAGTTACGGAAAAGCAGTAACTAATAGCTCATTAAGATATTTAAATAATTTTAGTTTAGAATTTGGAAATCTTAATTACTCAGCTCCCGAAGATTATCAAGGACAAGCCTTTGCGTTAAAAGTACCTTTTCAGCATACCGTATTAAACGACCCTAATAATTCAGGAAACGTCTTTGCATGGTGGGCAGACGCAAAAGGAGACACAACACTAGGAAAACCATATATCTTTTTTAATAAGGTATTAGATGCTACAGCTAATCCGATTACTGCTGCAGCTTGGACACAATATATGTGTCCGTCAAATGTTACTGAGGACGAGAATCACACTTTAAATTTTGGAGCTGAATATGATGAAATTAATGGCGGAGTAAATACCAATAGTTTATTCTCTCGGTTTTATACTCAGTATATAGTCCAAGCATTTAAAAAACAAGGACGAATAATTAAGATAGATGCTTTCTTGTCATTAGACATATTATTGAGCTATTCTCTTAACGACACAATAAGAATAGGAGATAGGGATTATTATATCAATAAGATTAAAACAAATTTATTAACTAAAAAAGCGATGTTAGAATTAATTACTAAAATTGATTCTTACACAGCGAGTGTATT